ACAGGCAAAAGGATTGGAATTGATGTCTGAATTTGGCGGATTAAAAGACATGGATAATCTCGAATTCAACCCCGAAAAACTTGAAAATAAAGAATTGCATTTGGTAATTCCTAAAGATCAATTGGATGTGTTAAAACAGCTTGTTTCTAAAGGCGTGGTTGATTTTAATAAGCTAAATGTTACCGATATAAAATTTGACGAAGTAAAATGAGCAATATTAAAATACTTGAACTTACAATTCCGCAATTATGTGCGGTTTTATCAACTCAACTTAAAAAGTACCTTGAATGGGGGCGTGGTTCGGGAAAATCGTTCATTTTAGCCTATTTTATTTTACAATTTGTGAAATTGATGCCACGAGCCTCTTTTGCCTTGGTTGGCTCTACTTATTCGCAAATTTTATCGCGAACATTACCGTCAACGATTGAGGGACTTGAAATGTTCAATCTTTTTCAAGATGTCGATTATGTGGTTGGGCGTTCCGGTAAAAAGATGGGGTTTGCGATGCCATTTCAACCCCCGAATCAATGGAATAATGTTATTCATTTTTCGAACGGTACAATATTCCAGTTGGTTTCTTTGGATAATCCCAATACAGGGCGTGGATTGAATGCCTACGGAGTAATTGGTGATGAAGCTGCATTACTTGACCCCGAAAAACTGTATAACAACGTTAAGACTACCAATAGAGCACAAAAGGCAATATTCAAAAATAACCCGATGCTTGGTGCTGAAATATATGCCAGCTCCACACCAATAACTAAAAAGGGAAAATGGTTTACGGATATTGAAAAAATGGCAATCGATAACCCCGATACTTACTTTTTTAGCAAGGCTAATGCGTTTTCTAATCCTAACATTAGAAAGGAATGGTTTGAAGAAATGCGATTGGAAGCACCGAGTGAGTTGCTGTATGAAGCGGAAATACTCAATATCCGACCAAAGGAAATCACTGATGGCTTTTATGCAAACATTAACCCGGATAAGCATTACTATACGGACTATAACAATAACTACTTGGAAACCCTTGGTGTGTTGGCAAAGAAAGAACACTTCAATTGCCATCAAGATAATGATGTATTAAGACATCAACCGCTTATCCTATCGCTGGATTGGGGTGTGTTCAACTGTGCTGTAGTGATGCAACCAAATGATGATGAGTTACGAGTGTTGAAGTCGTTCTTTGTTAAGTCGCCAAAGCTATTGGATGACCTATTCATTGAGCAATTCATACCATACTACCAGCCACACCAAGAAAAGAAAATCTATTTGTATGGTGGTCACGATGGTAACAATCGCCTACCTAATAGTAGTAAAACATTGTTCCAGCAGGTAGAAGATATCTTAAGAGCGCACGGCTGGATGGTATACCTTATGACCAAGGGTGCGGCAGCCACTCACTATGATAAGTATCTACTCATCAATGCTATGCTCAAAGGATACCGTGGGTTGCCTACCATTAAGATAAACGAACATAACAATCCCGATTTAATTATCTCTATTGAACGTGCTGAAGCACGTGAGGGAATCAATGGTGCTGGTGTAGAAAAGAATAAGAGTAGTGAGCGTAACAAGTCTATACTACAGCAACACGCTACTCACTTGAGCGATGCGTTCGACATCCCTATCGTTACGATGTACAATGATATGTTCAAGGGCAAACGTTCTTTAGTTGGCGAATTCAAAATAAAATCCACATAGTCTTTCATATATCCTGCTTTTTTGTAAATGGAAAGTGTAAAAATTTTAAGGGACAGGCGTGTAGGATTGATATAAAATAGATTTTTCAATATTTTTTTAGAGGTTAAAAAAATGATTTTTAGACATATAGCATTATTAAAAATAGAAAACGTATTCTTAAACCATAGTTTTTTGATAAAAAAATACTGTCCTATTTTATATTTCATTGATTTTGGAATTTCGCTGTATGGAAAATGCAGAAATTTATTTATCAGAGGCTTTAAAAATTATGCAACTAAAAGATAAATCGGGACAACCGTTCCCTTTTGATTTAGCTTATAGAACATTAAATTCCCAAACAAAACAGGGCGGAAAATTAAAGCAATACAAAAATGTAAAGTATCTCCCGGAAGCCAACCCAAATGCTTTGCCAAGCAAATCGGAAGCTGCCATATTCTCTGAAGATAAATCTGAAAGAAACCCATCACATTTTAAAAACCGAACTCGGAATATCCAATTAGAAACTGGTGAAGTTCAAAAAATAAGAATTGATTTTATCATTTCCATTAATAACAAAAAAGTCATCTACTAAATGAGTACTTCAAATACAAAATTTTTTGGCAATATTGCAGTTTCTGAACACAAAGGAATTGGTGTTGCTTATACGTTTAAGAATACTACTGCAACCGAAGTATTAGCAACTCCTATTAATATCCAGCTAAAGGATAAACTTGGTAATATTGCAAGTTGGGGACCATCAAATGATTATCCACAGAAAATACTAAAAGCAATAAAATCATCGGGTTCGGGTTCAAGTGCATTGCGTTTTTTGAGAAAAGCACACTATGGTACTGGCTTGGTACTTATGAATAATGCGCCAGATGAAAATGGAAAGAAGTCGCCAAAGATGATTGATATTTTAGATTATCCCGATATCAATTTATTTTTTAAGACTTCACAAATACCTCGATTCTTTAAGGAAGTTATTGCCGATATGGAATGGTTTTCAATTGCGTTCCCGGAATATATTTTATCAAATAATTTCAAAACGATAAATCGTGTTAAACGCCATCAATCGGCGTGGTGTCGATTTGAGGTTATGAATCCCGAAAATGGATTGGTAGAAAATGTTTTCATTTCCGAAAAATTTGGAAAAGAATCCGTTTCGGAAGATTCTCCTTATGTATCAAAAGTACCATTAATTGATAGCTATTGGACTCCCGATGAAGTGCGCCAATATTGTCAAGCAAACAAAATTTACAAATTCATCCGTCCAGTTTTTTACCCACTTATTGACGAAGCATACTATCCACAGGCTGAATGGCACAGCGTTGTAAATAATGGTTGGTTAGATGTAGCCAATTCAATACCAGAGTACAAAAAAAATATTTTCTTAAATCAAGTTTCCATCAAATATTTAATAGAGGTTGACGAACGCTACTTTGAGAATATTTACGATAAGGACTGGAAAGAATACACCGTTGAAAAACGTATCGAAATTCGCCAAGATTTAATTGACGGTATCAATGATTCGTTGGTTGGTAATGTCAATGCGGCTAAATCAATTCAATCAATGATGTTTGTTGATGATAAGGGTGTGCAAGTTTCGGCTGTCAAAATTACTGCTGTTGATGACAAATTAAAAGACGGTATCTATCTACCCGAAGCATCCGCTGCCAATTCTGAAATTCTTTTTGCGCTTGGTGTCGATCCGTCACTAATTGGTGCAGGTATTCCGGGCGGAAAACTTGGTGCTGGTTCAGGTTCTGATAAAAATGCAGCTTTCAACATTTTACAAGCGTTGAAAAAAACAGATCGTGAAACTGTATTAGAAATATTTGATTTTATAAAAGGCTATAATAATTGGGACGAAACTATTACTGCCAATTTTGAAAATACAATTTTAACAACCTTGGATGCAAATCCTACAGGTACAAAAACAGTTACTGCCTAATGATACTATCTACCAAAGACGATTTAAAAAAATACATTTCAATAGCCGATAACTTCGAGTTTGAATCATTTGCTTTATATATTACTAAAGCAATTAATTCTTATACAAATAAGTATGTCGGAAACCTGCACGTTTTATTGAAAGATGAAAGGCCTGTAGCCGATGACAATTCGGAAATTCTAAATGAAGCCCGAGAGCATTTGCGTTCGGCAATTGCCAACTTTGGATACTTTTTATTTACGCCTTACAATTCAGTTACAATGGATAGTTCCGGGATGGCTAATATTCAAAATGAGCAACGAAAAAATATTGAGTGGTGGCAATTAAATGACATCCGCCGTGAACTTTTACGGTCGGGCCACGAAAGTATGGACTTACTTTTGGAAATTCTCGAAGCAAATCCCAATGTTTTTACAGATTGGACTACCAAATTTGGCGCACAAAATAAAAAACTGTTAGTTCATAGTACTACAGAATTTCAAAAAGGCTACAATATTTTCAATAGTCGTCAAACATTTTTGGCATTATTACCAGCGATAAGTCAAGTAGAAGATCAATATGTAAATAATTATTTGTGTACGGAACTGCTTTCGGAATTAAAAGCCAACCCATCCGATGACAATCTAATTCGATTGAAAGAATATTTGCAAAAAGCAATAATTCATTTTACAATCGCCAAGGTATATGACGAAGGTATTTTCAATTTAGATGCCTCCGGTATAAAATTAAAATTTGATACGCTACCAAACGAAACTATTAAAGCCATTGACTATGGAAAGCAAGTTGACCAACTTAATCGTGCCATCAAAAAAAATATTGACAATGGTGTAAACTATATGAGTTTAGCCAAGCAATTAATTTTAGATAATCCTACCGAATTTAATCAATGTGATAATCCTTTGTTAGTAAAAACTCCAAAGAAGTTTGAAGTCTATAACAAAAAGGGAATCGTTGGAATTTAATGTCCTATTTTATTTTTTCAAATAAAATCAATTTTACATCAACAAAACAAGTATGTAAAATGGGTTTAAAAGAAGCAATTTCAAGGGCTAATATTCAAGGAATAATTGCCCTATTTGTTGTCATTTTCGGAATGGCAGCTATGGTGTTTACAAAGACAGATGCCGTTACTAAATCATTAATTGGAAACTTTGTTGTAGTTGTGTTAGCATTCTACTTCAGAAATTCAAATCCAGCCAAAAAAAATGAAATCAATGAGTAACATACCATACATTTTAGACTTAAAACTTTCAGTTTTTGGAGTGGCTTTATTTGTCTTTTCGTCATTCGATTTGGAGTTATCTCTAAAAATCATTTCATCAATAATTTTTATCGGCTATACAATTAGACGCTGGTATTTGTTAGAAAAAAAATCACATAAAACAGAAGATTAATTATGAAAAAATTAGCATTAGGATTAATATTATTAATCACGGTTTTTGCAACCGCACAAACAAAGTACACGGCTACTTGTATTAAGCAACCACATGATGGCGACACCACTTCTTTACTCATAAGTATTGGAATGGATGTTTACATTGAAAAAGATTGTCGTCTGATGGGCTTGGATGCGCCCGAAGTAAGTACAAAAAATCTACTCGAAAAATCAGCAGGGAATAAGGTTCAACAAATTTTAAGCAAATTCATTTTTCAAAAGCAATTCACAATTTATGTTTTTGAAGATACAAACGAAAAATTTGGTAGACCATTAATACAGATAGAAGTTGATGGCATTTGCATCAATGATTATTTAGTTGACAATAGCCTTGCAAAATCATATTTAGGCGACAAGAAAACGCCTTGGACAGATGACCAGCTAAAGAAAATCATTGATTTTAAATTTTAATAATTAATAAACTATGGCAAAAATAGACTTTTTAGCCCCGAAAATAGCCCGTTGGGAAGGTGGCTTTGTCAATGACAAAGTTGACAAAGGCGGGGCTACCAATATGGGAATCACATTAGGAACTTGGAAACAAGTGGGCTACGACAAAGACGGCGATGGTGATATAGATGCACAGGATGTAAAACTTCTTAATCCCTCGGATTTTAAAGCCGTTTTAAAAAAATATTGGGACAGATGGCAGGCGGACAAAATTTCCAATCAGTCAGTTGCTGAAATATTAGTTGACTGGGTTTGGGCTTCAGGTAAATGGGGAATAGTAATTCCACAACGATTGCTTAGTATTGATGACGATGGTATTGTTGGCAATGGTACACTTACACATTTGAATAATATGAACCAAAAAGAATTGCATCAAATAATTTTTAATGCAAGATTGAAGTTCCTTGACAATATTGTGAAAAACAATCCAAGTCAAGAACGATTTATTAAAGGCTGGAAAAATAGACTAAACGATTTTAAATTTATAGAGCAATGAAAAAAGCATTGATTTTTTGGTTTTCATTTCTGCTAATCTTGTTATTAGCAAGTTGTGGCGTTCGCAAGTCATCGGTTAATATTGATGATAAAAAAATAGAAAATACTCAATCGGATGTAGTTCAAAACAATGTAACAACTGATATTAAGACTAATGTAGAAGAAAATAAGGTAATTGATAGCACCAGCGATGTTGTTACCGAAAAAACTACCTATACTCCAGTTGATAATTCAAAACCAGCAACGTTTACTGATGATACTGGCAAGGCTCATACGTTGAATAATACTTCATTCATAAAAGAGAAAACAACGGCTAAAACCAATAAAAAAAGTAAATCGGTTATCAAATCGGCAATATCGGATAAAATCAAGGATTTAGGTACTAAAAAAAGTAACTCCAGCACCAAGGAATCGGAGCATAAAAAGGCAAAAGATACTTTTAATTTTCCGTTGTGGTGGCTTTGGTTTTTACTACTTATTCCTGTAGGCTACTACGCTTGGAAGAATAAGGACAAATTTTTCATATAACAAATTAATTTTAAATAAAATGAATGAATTCATTTATACAATCGAGCAAAGAGGTGCGTATTTAATAATCAAGGATGCACGTTCGATGGAAGTCGTTAACTCTTATAACAAAATCAATCCGAATTTTGATATTAAGGAAGATTTAGCGAGAATTGTTTTTGCAGCACCGTCAATAAAATACGCTATTTTAGATTTTAAAGCATTAAAACACGGCTATATTAAAATCAAAAATAATCTAACTCAAGAACAATTTACTATCAAATTTATGGATAAGGATGGTAATAATATTTTTGGGAAAGTAGTTAAAGAAATTTTCGGCGAACCTGCTGAGTCAATTGACCAGTTAGTTAACTTTTTTAGCAATACAATTTATGAAGATAAAAATTGAAATAGCAAAGTCTTGGAATGATTTAAGTGATAGTCAAATGCAAAAACTGGCTTCACTTATGTATTCGGGAAAGGAGAGCGTTATTTTTGATTTACGATGCTTCAAAATTTTAACTGAAATCCGTTGGTTTCAGTTACGGAAAATCACAAAAATAGTTTACGTCCTTTCGCAGGTTCCAATGAGTGAGTTAAAAAAATATTTCAACTTCATTTACCAAGCCAATGATCGCACTATTTTTCCAGCTAAAATCAACGGTTTTTTTGCACCATTAAATAAAATTACAAATCTTACCGTTGAAGAATTTTCGGTAGCCGATGATTTGCACATCAAGTGGCGTGAAACGCAAAACAAAGACTACCTTATTTATTTGGCAGCCGTTTTATATTCCACGGTAAAACAACCAAGGGAACAATTTGATAAAAATAATTTACCCGATAAAATTAAGCATTTTCAAAAAGTGCCACTTCCTGTACTGCTTTCTGTAGAGTTAGCTTACTTCGGGTGTAAGAACAATTTAGTTAAACGTTTTCCAAAGGCGTTCCCAAAGTCAACTAAAAAAACAAATACCAGTAAGTATGGATTTGGAAAAGTCATTCTACAAATGGCTGGTGGCAAATTCGGAAATCACGAGCAAACGAAGTCAACAAACATCTATACTTTTTTAGAAGAATTTAACGAAAATTTGAAAGATGCCAAGAAAAACACATAGTGAAATAATCAATTTTCACAAGACTATAGCTGATAATCACGTTGATATTAATGGTTTTTACCGATTTGATATGAACGAAATTATTGGTAATTTAAGAACTGGTGTCGGAACTCCAGCACTTTTACTTGAAAGTCATTCGTCAGATTTGGAAAGTTTAACCAAGATGGTTTCCAATTTCAATAGCCGTAAAATTTCATTTCTATTACTTGACTTTGCTGGTAAACAAGGAAACTTTGACAAAGCCAATGAAGTGCTTGACAATTTAGAGAATATCGCTTTAGACATCATTTCTTATTTAGTAGATCAGAATAAAACAAATGGTTCATGGCTATTTGGAATGTTCGACATCAATTCTGTACAAATAGAAAAGGTTGGCCCATTATTCGACAATATGTACGGTTGGAATATTCTTTATACTTTAAAATGCCAGGAACCGATGATTTTTAACCCGGACAAATGGAGCTTTTAAATTGTCCTATTTTTCTTTTTGTACAAAAATTACTTTTGAATTCAATAATTTATTAATCCTTAAAATTTATTTTTATGAAGAATCTAAAATTCTTATTTACAAGTTTGCTTTTAGTAGCATTATCATTTTCGGTTTCCGCTCACAACGATGTCCAGCACAAAACCAAGACAGAACTGGTCAAGCATCAATCTGATGTTTCTACCATTACAGCATTCGCAAATTGCAATGATTTTGTATTTACGATTATTTCCAAGAAAGTTCCATCAAATTCGGTAGATGTTCCACAAATTCCATTTTCAAAAGTTTCTAAACGCCTTGTTTACGGCGATGTGGAACAAAGGAATATTTTTTTAACGGATTCGCCTTATTTCTATTTTTATAAAAAAGAACAATTTTTTAGCATTCACAATATTATACTGCGAGAAAATTATTTGTTCACTTACAGTTATAAGAATGTGCCAACATCACTCAACAAAAATTCAAGTTTTAGCAGTTATAGCAACTATCGAAATTATAGTTATAGTTTGTGCCGATTGCAATAAGCCGCTCACAAAACCTATAATTGAAACTTAAACCGACTATTCCAGTCGGTTTTTTTATGCTGTGAAGTCAACAAAATGGTTTCAAATTTTAAATTTTAAAAAATAATTGCTTTTTTATTTGTTATTGATAGTATTTATACTATCTTTGAAGTGTCAATTAATAACACGTTCTATGATAAAAAAAGTAAAAGAAATGATTAAAATCATTCAAGACGATGGTTGGGAACTAAAAACGCATAACGGCACAAGCCACAGGCAATACAAACACCCAACAAAAAAAGGAAAAGTAACTATAAACGGAAAACCAAGCGAAGATTTAAGTCACTTTTTAGTAAATAGCATATTAACACAAGCAGGGTTAAAATAACCCTGCTTATAATAAAAAAAGAAATTATGATAAACAACACAGTAATGGTAGAAATAAGCCATACAGGAAATAATTTTTGTGCATACGCCCCAATATTATTAGGTTGTGTAGCTACAGGAGCAACACCACATGAAGTAAAAAAGAATATTAAAGATGCTATCGCTTTTCATATAGAAGGTAGCCTTGAAGACGGCGATGCAATACCCGAAATATTTTTAGGCAATTACGAATTGGTTTATAAATTTGATACAATCAGTTTATTAAGCTACTACAAAGGTGTTTTTACCAATTCTGCATTAGAAAAAATAACAGGTATTAACCAAAAACAAATCCAGCACTATGCAACTGGTCATCGTAAACCACGAGTAGAGCAACGAAAAAAAATAGAAACTGCCCTGCACACTTTAGGCAAAGAACTTTTAGCTGTGGAACTATAAGTTATTGATTGACATTTTTAATTTATTCACAGTTTGACCGCCAATAATTTGGCGGTTTTTTTTTGTAACAAAAATTATTTTATACAAAACTCGTACTAATTAAAAATTATTTATTACGTTTGTAGTGCGAAATAGTTAATGAATTCAAAATGTCACTCAAAAAAACAATCCAGCCCAATCCACAAGAAGCTCCGAGAGAAACGGAGTACCTTCTTTCATTAGTTGTTTCGCAGCTTGTGGATGGGTTTTTTAATTTTTCGAAAATATGCGAAACAACGAAAAAAATGCCCGACCAGAGTTCGTAACTTCAACTTTAGAGTTATACAACGAACTATTTACTATTCATCCGCTGGGTCAAGCCCAAGA